AACCTGATTCTCGGTGCCGGGTGCCAGATCAGCAAGCAGTACATCATCGACAACCAGACGGATGCCGTGGTTACGGTCAAGAACACGACCGGCACGGGCGTGGCTGTCCCTGCGGGCAAGTCCACGATGGTGTTCAACGACGGCGTGAATGTCATTACTGCGTTCAATTATGTGGCTGGTTCGCCTCTGTCCGGGTTCACGCCGGATTTCGTGGTCAAGGGGGGTCCCGGTGGCGGGCTGATCTCGTCGCCGATCCTGTTCGAGGGGCCCGGGATTGTTAATGTCTTGGGGAGGATGGCCATCCAGAGCCCGGTGGCGGGCGACAACCATATTACGGTCTTTAACCCCACCGATGCGCGCATCCTCCTGCTGACCAGCGCCGGGAATACTGGCTATATGATCGCCAACGGCGTTACGTTTTCTCTCGTGTCCGGTGCCGGTGGGCCGATGGAGCTTTCCACAGGTGGTCTGACGCGGATGACCATAGGCGCTGATGGTAACACGCTTTTCACAAACCCGGTTCGTGTCGACACGCCTACTGATACTACCAACGTGTACTTTCTCGGCGCTACCGCTGGTCTGCGCATGGGGTCCATGCTCAATGCAGGTTTGATACAGGCCGTTGATGAGACGGGTTCCGCCGCATTTAAGCCAATGGTTATGACTGCTGTAGATTATAATTTTAACAAGGATACTGGTGTTACGTATTTGCGTCTTGATGCGTCAGGAGCAACTGTTAATTCTGCTCTTTTTGTAGCTGGTGCTACTACTATAAATAATGCTCTTGCTGTAAACGGCACTGTTACTGTAAATAGCGGGGCAGCGCCAGAGATTGCTCGTTTCGGGAGCAATGATGCTAGCCCCTTCATAACCCTTTACAGTGGTGGTGTTCGTAAGGCATTTATTCAAAATACTCCTACCGCGCTGGCTCTAACATCTGAAAATGCAAACATAACTCTTGGTGTTAGTGCCGCAATAGCCTTTGCTGGTAGTGCTCTTTCTTGGCGACCCGCTGCCGATAACGTCTGTGCGCTCGGCCTCGTGGGCAACAGGTGGACGACAGTCTTTGCCACGACCGGCGCGATCAACACCTCCGACGCGCGTGAAAAGGACTGGCGCGGCGGGCTTAACGACGCTGAGCTTCGCGCCGCCAAGGGCATCGGAAAAGCTGTCGGCATCTACCGCTGGCTCGACGCCGTCGAGGCCAAGGGCGATGCTGCGCGGCTCCACGCGGGTGTGACTGCACAGACCGTCATGGCCGCCATGGAAGCCGAAGGGCTCGACCCCTTCGCCTATGGCTTCGTCTGCTACGACGAGTGGGAGGCCGAGGAAGCTGAAGAAGGTACGCCAGAGCAGCCAGAGATCGTCGAGGACGGCGTGGTCACCCAGCCCCACCAGCCCGCCATGCCCGGCCTGCCGGGACGCGCAGCAGGCAATCGCTACGGCGTGCGCTACGAGGAGTTGGCTATGTTCATACTCGCGGCGCAGGAGCAGCGGCTTGCGGCGCTGGAGGCGGCGGCAGGTGTAGCATGAGTTTCATAAAACTCCAGTTCCGCCCCGGCATCAATCGAGACACGACCAACTACTCCAATGAGGGCGGCTGGTACGAGACTGACAAGGTGCGGTTCCGCTCCGGTTACCCGGAAAAGATCGGCGGCTGGGAGAAGCGGTCTCCGACACCGATTGTTGGTTACTGCCGCCAGATGTGGGGGTGGATCACAACCTTTGGAGACAGGCTCCTTGCGCTTGGGACCAACGTGAAGGTCTATATCGGATATCTGGACGACTATTTTGACATCACCCCTCTCAGGGACAGCGTGCCGACGCTGACGACGCCCGATACCGATAGCTCCATCAGCACGACCCTCGGGAGCAACATTGTTACTTTTACGCTGGCGGTGCCGCATCTCATCGTGGACCCCTCCTACGTCGTTATCTCGGGCATTCCGGTCTCGACCATCGGCGGCATCCCGTCGTCAGAGATCAATGGCAACCATCTGGCTACGCCTATGGGGGTGAACATCTTCACCATCACGGTGCCAACCGTGGCAACCTCCTCGGTAGCGGGGGCGGGCGGCGCGGCCATTACCATCGACTTTGAAATCCCTCCCGGCTTCCCGATCAACACGCTCGGTTTCGGTTGGGGCACGGGCACATGGGGGCGTGGTACATGGGGCTCGGGTGCCAATCCGTCCGTCACGCTTGGCCTGCGTGACTGGTGGTTCGATAATTTCGATAACGACCTCGTGATGAATATTCGCAATGGGCAGGGCTACTGGTGGCGGCGGGGCATCTTTACCGATCCCGTCCTCGCGCTGAGCACCAAGGCAATACGGCTACGGCAGTATGCACTTGAGGAAGGATTTGATCCGGACGCGGTCCCCTCGAAGATTATGCAACTGCTGGTATCTCAGCAGGACAAGCATCTTATCGCTTTCGGCGCAGTACCCTTCGGAACCACTGACCCTGCGAACTTCGATCCGCTGCTGATCCGCTGGGCCGATCAGGATACGCCGGGGGATTGGACTCCCGATGCGCTCAACACGGCGGGTGACATTCGCGTGTCGCGCGGGTCGCGCATCATACGCGCACTACCGACACGGCAGGAAATCCTCGTCTGGACCGACACTCACCTCTACGCCTTCCAGTTTCTCGGCACGACCGACGTGTTCGGGTTGCAGGAGTACGCGGACAATGTCTCGATCATGTCCCCGCGCGCGTGCGTCACGGCATCGAACGTGACCTACTGGATGGGGAAGGACAAGTTCTACGCCTATACAGGCCGCGTCGAGACACTGCCATGCACGTTGCGCGACCACGTATTCAGCAACATCAACCACGCGCAGTCGGAGCAGGTGATTTGCGGCACAAGCGAAGAGTGGAGCGAGGTCTGGTGGTTCTACCCCACCGCCGATTCCGACTTCAACAACGCTTATGTCGTCTACCAGCATATCGACCAAGTCTGGTATTATGGTTTTCTCCCGCGCACGGCTTGGTACGACACCCCGCTTCACGCGTACCCTCTGGCGTGCAACACCATAGGCGGCGAGAACGAAGGCTTCCTCTACAGCCACGAGAAGGGCGTCGATGATGACGGCCTGCCGATGGCATCGTTCATTCAGTCGAGCGACTTCGATATCGGTGAGGGCGACAAGTTCATGCTGACGCGCCGGATGATCCCCGACCTCACCTTCAAGGGCTCGACTGTCGCCAACCCTGAAGTAACGATGCAGGTCAGCATGCGCCGTTTCCCCGGCTCACCTCGTGTCAACGAGCCCACCGACGCCAAGAAGGTCATCGAGATGGCGGTCGGCGAGTACACAAGACAAGTGTTCATTCGTGCGCGCTCGCGCCAGATGGCGCTCAAGATTTCGTCCGAGAACCTCGGCGTGAAGTGGAGTCTTGGCTCACCGCGCCTCGACACGAGGGAGGACGCTCAGCGGTAATCCCATGGCTCTCGCAAAGTTTAACGCCCCGACACTGCCGAGCCCCCCGGCGCAGTATGACCCGCAGTATATGCGGCAGTTGATCCGGAGCATCGAGATTTATCACGGTCAGTTGGACTCGTTGACACCTAATGTCGCCGAGAGCTATTCGGCTACGTTCCTGATGGGTATATTGATACCCACAGGGTTCACGACCGTAGAAAAGCTCGCACTTCCGGCTGTCGAGGGTGTAGTGATATTCGACAAGACACTGCAAAAACTATGTGTGTTCACCGCCACCGGATGGGAAACCATAACCTCGGCGTAGGAGGCTTGAGATGCAAATGCCCGCGTCCACCATGGGAGGGACCAACGCCCCGCAGCCGTCAGGGCTATCCTTCTACGGTGGCAACCCCTCTCAGTCTCCCTCGGTGTCGCAGCCGACCGGGGGGATGCCTGCCGCGCAGGGGTTCGCAAATATGACGCAGCCCACGCCTCCGGCTCCGGCACCGCAGCCGTTGAATCCGCAGGCGAGCCAGCTTCAGAGCCAAGGACGCGGCGACGACAGCCAGCTTGTCCACATGACGCCCAACGAAGTGAACAGCCTTAGGGGGCTGGCGCAGCGCTTCGGCGGCGACCTCACCACCAACCCGCAGACGGGATTGCCTGAGGCGGGCTGGCTTGGAAAACTTCTTCCTACGATTCTCGGTGCAGCGCTGACTGCTACGGGCGTAGGGGCCCCCATAGCGGCGGCCATGGTCGGCCTCGGCCAGACGGCGATCACGGGGGACCTCGGCAAGGGGCTGACGGCGGGACTTCAGGCATTCGGCGGCGCAAGTCTTGGCGGCGCGATGGGGCTGGGTGGTACAGCGGAGGCAGCGGCGGGAGGGCTCGCGCCGCCCGTGGGTGTATCGGAGGGGATCGCGAACTCGCAGCCGTTGGTTGACGTGGCCGCCGCTCCTGCAATCACTCCTCCTGTGATGCCGCCCATGACACCGCCCGTGGCACCGCCCGTTATGCCGTCGGTTGGCGGACTTCCGTCGCTTTCGGGTACACCGCCGGTAGAGAGCATCACCCCGGCATCACCTACACTGATGCGCCCATCGACGGCGATCACGAACTCGCAGCCGCTGCCTATTCCCGCCGCTCCTGCGCTCCCTCAAACCGTGATGCCGTCGCCACCATCCATCTATGACAAGGCAGGCGACTTTCTCGACAGGTTCAAGGAGGCATCGCGCGAGCTTCCCAGCGGGCCGATGGACCCCAACAAGACGGTTGGCAAGGTGGCTCCGTGGCTGGCTGGTGCGGGCGTACTCAGCACTCTCTCCGATGTCACTGCGCCGAAGCCGTGGGACCCGAATGCAGGCAAGGAGGAGGAAGACCCGTACCAGAAGATGCAGGCCGCGCCGCGTACGTCGATTTTCGACGAGAAGTACAGCGGCGGCGCGAGTCCGCTGTCGTCTCTCGGTGTGCAGCCGCTGAGTGGCACGCCTGCGACCGGC